ATTTGCAGTATAATCCTCATTTAATGAAAGGTACTTGTATTCAACGCCTTTCTGTTCACATAGGTTTTTAGCCATTGTGCAATAACCACATGCTGGCTTTCCATATATTTCTATCATAATAAAGTCCTATTTAATAATACTTAGGCCTTCTGTTGGTATTTCAATGCCTGAAGTCATTTTTACTATTTGTGCTTTAAGTTGGTCACCAGGATTTGTAATAAACATTACATGATTTCTGTTCACAACTACATCACCTCCGTCGCCGTAAGGTACAAAAGGAATCATTCCCATTTTACCTTCACCAGCTGGGACCAAAAGAATACCATCTATAATTGCTACGGTATCTTCTGTTTCTTTAATTCGGCCTACAACTTCTTCACCTGTTGAAAGCCTTACTATTTTAATATCATTTGAGCTCATTTTTTTCTCCTAAACGGTTATTATAACATAAATTTTATGATTTGTCAATACTTTTAAAAAGTGTCTCTGGGCAAAAGTCCTCTGGTATGATTGGATCTTGGTCAAAGATTACTTCTCTATTATACCTATCAAATGGTTTATCCTCAAAGTAATCTTCCAAACACACAATTTCCCCAGGGTATTGTTGATATATCTCTGCCATAAGCTTATACTTGTCTATAAGTTGATTTACAAGCAACCAAGATCTTAAATGCCAATTTAGATGAGATTCGTCCTTTATAGAAACTTCATGTACGACCTTTTTGCCCTTACCTAAAGTTCCCAGATGGATTTCTCTTTGTCTAATTTCATCATTTGGTGGTCGTTTACCATAACTTTCAGTGAAGCCTGTGCCACCAAAATCACCGATACGTCTTACAGCAATCCAACTTTTACATTGAGCCATAAAATCTCTACGATACAGGTAATAAATCTTATCTACATTCTGCATCAGCTTATCAAAATTTGCTTCTATATTTTCTAATTGGTGAGGCATATATTTTAAACAACAAGGGAAATTATTTTCAAGTTGGTGAATGAATAGTTCCTCAGAAGTTCTCCAATCTCGTTCATCGTCGGTCATATTTACTTTTGAATTTACAATTTCCACATTAGACATAGCTTGGCCTATACCATAAGGTCTGGGCCTGGAAAACATTTCCCCTTTATAAGGAACATCATATTCTTGTGCTTTGTGAAGCGTAAATGCAGTGCTTCCTGCTCTAAAATTTGTTACTATTAAAATTCTCATTATGTAAAGAAATCCTCGATTGTGTTTATTTTTTCTGATGACCAACCAAGAGCATCTAGAATGCCTTCGATTGGTGTTAGGAAAACTTTGTTGAACTGTGTATCGTAGTCAATATATTTAGTAAGTTCCATTTCCTTTGGCAAAACTCCAGGGAAACTGATAACATTTTGCTGAATTGGGTTTGGCATTTTGAGATAAATCAATTTCACTTTGTCACCGGATTGGATTGACACATACTTTTTATTGAGCTTTTTCTGTGCCAAGTGGTGATTATATAATATCGCACCACGAACATGAATCGGGCAACCTTTACGGAAAAGCATTGCCTTGTCTTTATATTTTTCGATGTCGTCTGTGCCAGATGTTTTAGCAATGTCTTCTACCGGTAATGACTTGAATTCGTCTTTGAAGTCCTTAATGAAGTTTTGAGTATCCTCTTCGGTACCATTCATAATTACATTGAATGCCTCTTTCATTTTCTCTCGGCAAATTTCAGGCGTAGATGAACGAACACTTTCAAGACCAGTCACAGATATCTTAGGTGTATCATAATGTACACCTTCGGAATTAAGTGCATTGAGAATATACCTTTTCTTCGCAACAAAGATTGCACGGTCGGTAATTTTTTCTCGTTTCATCACCATCGCATTTCGATATGCACCCATTTTGGTTTTGAGATCATCATAGCCATTTTCGATAATTTGTTCAATTTTTGTAGAACAAACTTTGTCTAGGAACTCTTCGCCTTTATTACGGTCAATATCAGTTGTACCAAATACCTCTTGTATTAATGAGCCAAAGTTCACATAGATAGAATCAGTGTCGATATAAATGACATAATCAACATCTTTTGTGCCAAGTGTTTTGTTCAAGTAATTATTGACAGATTTCTGAGCGTATCGGATTGATAATTGGCCAGATGTTGTAATTGCCTCTGCCATTTCTGCGATATAATATAAAAAGTATTTGTTGGCAGTTGCGCCATACAAACTGTTCATTGCAATTTTAATTGACATTTGAGAATTGTGAAGTTGATTCATTTCTCGTCTGAGTCGTTTCTTCTCAGTATTGTCAACCTCTACCTCAAGTTGTTGTTCTACCGCAAGCATCTGCTTTTTGATTGTGACACGATTACGATAGTATTCATTAATGATACCTGGAATGATACCAACCTGATTATTTCGGAAACATACACCATTTGCACAAACCGATACAGATGGATCATCATTTTGATATTCGCCATTTAATACCATGTCCTGAGTGACATATTCACGTCTATCATTGACCAAGGTCTCTGGTGACATGTTATATTGCAACATCAGGTGAGGATAAAGGGAGTTGAGATCAAAACTGACAACCCAAGGGTGCATGCCAGGAACTGGATCTTTAACATAACCACCAACTAGTGCTCCTAAATTTTCGCCGGGACCACCTTTAAGAGGTGGAACCATTTTGTCTTTCATCAATCTGCGATAGATGGTTGTTTCCCATATACCCACAGTACCAAAGGCACCTTTATAATCAACACCGCCGCCATACGCGACAGTCATAACCAATGCCAATAAACTTGTTTCCTCTTCGAGTCGAGTAATTAAGTGTGTATCTTTGAGATTATAGTCAAGATATAATTGTGGATTCTCGTCATAAAGAGCTGTTAGGTTTCCATATTCAGAATAATCCAATTTCTTTTCACCGAGTACAGTATATGCAATATGGTCAAGTTTATAAGATTCTTGAGGGCCGTATTTGTATCCAAACTTTTTGAAGGCGTCCATGTAATCAATGACGGTCATGCCAGAGATTTTGTATGTGGATTGAACCTTGTTGAAGACCTCATGCGAAACCTTTTTAATACTTTTCCACGGCGATAATCTTTTTGCAACATCTTCGCCAAGGAGACGAATAATTCGAGTCACAATGTACTGTATGTCAAAGTATTCCACATTCCAACCAGTCACAATGTCTGGATAATCTGCACACCATAACTCTACAAAGTAGCGAAGTAATTGGACTTCGTTACTGAATTGCACAAATTCGATGTCATCAGGATTTACACCACTGATTGTTTTGGTTTTATCAAAGTCCTTCATCGCAAGAAGCGTGTATTTGGAACTTCGAGAACTGTGATAAGCAATAGATGTGATTTCTTTATCTGCTTGTTCTATGTTAGCATAACCATCTCGTATGTCGACCTCGATGTCAAACGAGGCAATATTGATTTGGTTAATATCAAATAGGATTTCGTCGGGATAATTCTCTTGGATAAATTGGCAGATATAGTCTGTGCTGCCAAATATTTTCATGTTACCAACGCCTTTATACTCTTCGATAAAGTCTTTTGCTTCTCGCATATCACCAAATTTGTGAGGAGATAATTTATATTCTCCGGTCAGCGATGTATAACCTTCTTCGCCAGATTTAGGTGTATGCAGATATAGTGTTGGCTTGAATGGAACTTTGTAGGAAAATCTTTTACCATTGGCATAGCCACGATGTAAAATGTTATTGCCGAAACGTTCGACAGATGTGTAGAATGAAGTCATACTCATATTATTCCATATTGTAGGGGTACATTATAACATATTCGGTGAACAATGTCAACCGATAATTTCACTGAAGTTTTTGATCTTATCAAAGGTAATGCTGTTATCAAATTTCTCTGCAAATTGGTCGCCTCTGTGACTGATAACAAAGATATTATCATCTGCATTGAGGCCGTGTAGTGTTTCAATTAAGTTCTCAATACCAACTCCATCAAGAGCTCCATCTAGTGTTTCATCTAAGATAAGGAGATTAGTTGACACTGAGTTACGTAGTTTTGCGACTGAACGCCATGCCAACATGATGGAAAGGGTTATCCTCAACTTCTCGCCTTCCGAAAATGAAGCGTATGTGAAGTTATCTCTGAACCTAGATCTAATCACTTCATTAAACTCTTCATCAAGTTGAAAGTCAACAAAGAGATCAAATGCTGCCAAATACTTATTAATCAGTTTATTCATCACTGGGATATATTGACTGATAATTCTGGCCTTGATTCCACCATCCTTTAATATAGTTGATACAACACTTAGTATCTCGTGCTCTTTTATTAACTCTTCAGCCTTTGATTTCTTGATGTTGAGATCTTCTTGTAAGGCTTCAAGTTTTGATGTATCAACTTCTTCGACTTCACGTTCCGCCGATTCAAGTTCCGTTTTGAATGTAATGAGGGCATTTTTAGCCATTTTAATCTCTGCTCTAATCTCAGAAATTTCAAAGTTCTTGTTTTGGATTTGCTCTTCAACTTCACCGATGGCGTCAAGTCTTTCTTGATAGCTGGTAATTTTCTCAGTAATGTCAACCAAACCAGTTTCGAGCTCTTGAAGTTTAGCATTCGCTCCAGCAACCACTTTCTCTTTAAAGTCATGTTCGATTCCTTGTTTACAAGTTGGACAATTATCATTATCGTGATAAAAAGATAACTCTTTATCAAAATTCCTACGATTTGTTTCTATATCTTGTTTTAAAGAATTGGCTTTATCAAATTTGCCTTTTACATCTTTCTTGTCACTGATTGTTTCATAGAGAGATTTAATATCTTCGTCAACTGTGTCAATATTAGTTTGTTTACTTTCGATGTCAGAAATGTGTTCATTCATCTTGGTACGAATTTTATCTACTTCGGTCTCTTTAATCTTACGAATTGCATCATTGTTCTCTTGAGCAGACTCAATTTTAGACTCAACAAGTTCGATATTATATTTGTTGTCATTAATTTCAGATTTATTCTCATTGATTTTATCTTTGGCCAATAGATTCATTACACTGAACACTTGAATGTCTAAAAGATCTTCAATAATTTCTCTACGCTGACCTACTCTCAGTTCCATAAATGGAACATAGGTAGCAGAACCAAGGACTACAATCTGATTAAAAGATTTATAATTGATTCCTAAAATACTCTCCTCTAGGAAAGCCTGGTAATCTTTCTTTGCTGCATTTTGATTTATAAGTTGGCCGTCTTTATAAATTTCAAAAATGTTTGGCCTGATACCTCTTCGGATCATATAGTTATGACCGCCAGCAGCAAAAAAGATTTCGACTTCTAAAGCCTTTTTGTTAATACTATTGATTAATTGGCCTTTACTGATATTACGGAATGGTTTTCCATAAAGACCAAATGTGATTGCATCGAGCAATGTAGATTTACCAGAACCGTTTGAGCCACTCACCAATGTAGTTGGAGATGTATCAAATTCGATTGTTGTAAAACTGTTTCCTGTTGATAATATATTTTTGTATCTAATCTTTTTAAAATGTATTCGCATTATAGACTAAGTGCCTCATGATATAAGTCGTTCACTACTGATTTAATTCTATCCTTATCAGCTTGAGTGTCAATAGAGTCAATATACTCGCTTAAAAGTTCTGATGTGTCTTTTGTTTCATCTAGGATTTCTTCTGTGCCAAGTTCTGATAAATTGAGATTATCTTCAATTGCCTTGACATCAACGGCACCACTATCTGACATTCTATTCATAAATAGATCATAGAGGTAAGCGTTGGTACGATTTTTTACAATGACCTTAACATATGTATTCTTGAAGCGATCCACATCAAAGTTAGCTATATCATCAACCGTCCAATCGGAATCATCATAATCAATCTTGAAGAATACACGATTAGGATTTAAGATCTTTTTCATTTCACGTGTTTCTGTATCAAACACATGGAAACCTCTTTTGCCTTTATAATCGCCCCACATCATTTCATACGGCGCACCAAGGTATTCTAAATTCTTATATCTTGATGGGTGGTGAAAGTGACCTGAATAGACATCTTGGAAATGAGAGAATACACTCAAATCAAGCCCACCTCTACAGAGTTGGCCTCTCATCATTTCAAAGCCTTTCATTTCCAAGTGGCCCATTACAATGTCTGCATCAGAGTCTGCAATAAATTTTAAATTGTAATCAGCATTTTCTCTACTAATCCAAGGAAGCATTAAAAATTTTGTGCCACCTAATTCTAGATGTTCGGCTTTATCTTCATAAAGTTTAAATGTTGGATATTCTTGTAATAGCAAACTCATGCTATTCACATCATTTGTGTTACTATAATAAGTGTCGTGATTACCAATTAAGGCATGAAATTCTATGCCACGTTCTGCCAACCCATCAAAGAAAATCTTTTTGGCATTTTGTAAACTGACATAGTTGATATATTTTCTTCGGTCAAATGTGTCTCCAAGGTCAAATACTACTTTAATCTCATGTTTATCTACATAAGGAAAGAATACTTCTTGGAAAAACTTTTTTTGAACTTCGTGGAAAACACGACTATCTCCTCTGGCACCGAAATGTACATCGGTTACGATTGCGATTTTCATACTACTCCTCGGATACTGTTTGTGGTGTATCTTCTTTTTGTTTTTGTTGTGCTTCGAATTGTTTCATCATTGATAGGTAATTCATCAGTCTTGCTCTTTGTTTTTGAATTTTACCTTTCTTTTTGAGAGCTCTATCCCATTTTAAATGAGATGTTTTGTCTTTATATACTACTCCGTGTAGATGATCATATTCGTGTAGGAAACATCTTGCTCCATAGCCCGTAATTGTGCCTTCTTGTAACTCAAACTTTTCATTATACCATTTTGCTTTTACATCAGCTGGTCTTTTAATTTGTACAAAAATGTCTGGGAAACTCAAACAGCCTTCATAGTCTAGAACTTCTTCTTCAGAAACATCAATGATCTCTGGATTGATAATCATTGCTGCGGCGTCTTCTTTTTCTCCCATCACAAATAGTTTATAATTTAAACCTACTTGTCATGCGGACAAGCCTAGGCCTCTTTTTTCAACCATCAGCTTAACCATTTGCTCTTTGAGTTCAACAGGGTCAAAGCCTGGGTTTTCAATATTTACATCTTCCAATTCTTGAGTTAAAATTGGATCCGGATAGTACACTAACTTCATAATTTACCTTCTTCTCTCATTTGTTCTCGGATTTTTGTAGCCGAGATTTTGTGTATTTCTGCACCAAGGTCGTGTTCAGTGAATGTATAACCGACACCTCGGCCATAACTAATATCAACAATGTTTGGTACTTCAAGTATTAAATATTCTCGACCATTCATATACCCGTGTTCAGCTAATCCTTTTTCAATACCTTCAACAGTCTGTATCATTCCAAATGGATTATCATCTTGTACCACAGTACGACCTGCGCCTGCATCGCCGTCAAATTGAAATACATCACGTACCATTATAACAACTTGACCGGTAATGTCAAGGGCTTTTTTAAATAATTCTGTGTGACCATCGTGCCACGGTTGCCACCTACCCAACATCTGAACTGTTGGTTTCTTGTAATCGAACATGTCTTGTGGGTCTATCATTTATTTACTCCAAATTTACTGTATTTGTACCATACCCTTTCGTGGTAATAATACAAAATCATTTTTGTAGCAACTTCAAATCCTGCAATCATGCCCGCCCAGTCAACTTTTCCTGTGATTAACCAAGCGAGTATAAAAGTATCGGTTGTTGCCACTATTCTCCATGTAAGAGTTTTTGCTAAATGTCTTTTTGCGCTTACCTTTTCTGTTGCCATTTTGTAAATGCCTTTTCTAAGATTGGTTCGAGTTTTAAGTGTTCATGAGGTCTAAATGCATCGACTATGTAATCAATACCATCAACATCAGGGGCTTCAAACACTTTATTAGTATCTTCGAATCTTCCTTCTTTAATAGTATTCATCCAAATAACATAATCAGGTTCAAACTCATCTCTTGCCTTTTGAAAGGGGCAAACAAAATCTGCAATAGCAATTTTACCTGCCATAGAAACTCCATCTGCAAGATGTCTCATACGAGCTGCTTGCCTCAATCGTCCTTCATCACTGAAGTCCCAATCATTATATTTTTCTCTTACTGCATCTGCATTAATCCAGACACCTTCAACCTGCTCTGCGAGAGGTTCTGATAACGTGCTTTTTCCTGAGCCGGGTAGGCCAAAGACTAGTACTTTCATTTATTTTTTCTTTTTAGTTTTATGTTTTTGTTCAAATTCATCTACAAACTCATTTATATAATCTGGAAGTTCGTTTTGTGGAACTTGGTCTCCAGCACTATTTAAAATATTGAGCTCATGATTTTGTTGTTGCGACGCCTTAAATTTGATGTACATCTGCTTCTTCTCTTTATGAATCCTACGAAGAAATGCATACCAAATAATTTGCGTGAAATATGCGAAAGGATTGTTTGATTTTTCTGGGTCAAAATTGTGTATGTATTGTAGACAATTCTCAATTCCATCTGAAATCATTTCTTCCTTATATGAATAACCAGAGAAGTTTGGCTTAGTTGCTAATCTAGTTGCAATAAGTAGAATGCACTTTCCAACATATTCTGGTACTTGAGGAGTTGGGTCTCCTGAGTTTTCGGCCTCTTTGACGGCCTCTCTGTAATCAATCAAGGCCTGTAATAGATCTTTATTGTTTACATAGTTTCTTTTCTTTGCCATGAAATTTTACCACCTTGTGTCATGATTTATAAGTTTGTAATTATATTACAATTTGTATACTTTGTCAACCGGTATTATACAAAAATAAATTATTTTAATTTTTTTCAAAAACGTGTTGACATTTGCTGAGTTTGCGTTATAATAAGTCCTATCAGGCTTAGAGTTATATGTAGTATAGAACTTGTCATTAGATATCCACTGTATAGATTTTAAATGGAAACTCTTCAGCTCCATAGATTTCAATTCTCTTCTTAAAATGCTTTAGAGTATAATTTTCAAAGCTTCCCACACTTAAGTCATCAGCGATATCATATAGTGTAGCCTTTTGGCTATCGGAAGCTTTTCTTAAACTCCTTCCAATACTTTGTAATACTTTAATTTCTGATTTAGAACCAGAAGCAAAAATCACATTATCTAATCTTTTCAAATTCACACCAGTACTAAATACACCATAAGATGCAAGTATGTTATGACGCTTTTTAGGATCGTTTTCAATATGGTGCCTAATTCGTTCACGTTCTTCACCACTTGTCCCTCCGTATATGAAATGTAATTCTCGTCCTTCTTTTTGTAACATTGGCTCTAGTACCTTACCATGTTTTTCAACAAGGTCAAATAGTACTAAATTATTTTGATCTTCTAATGACCATAAGAGATTACGAATGAATTTATTTCTCTTATCATGGTTTGTTATGTATTCTCGTTCCGCAGGCCATTTCTTTGTTTTTTCTGCAATTTTACCCATTGCATCTTTAAAGGCTTTTCTGGCATTATTATCATGTGCAAGAACAATTGCTTTGACTTGGAAATTAGCAACTGTGCCTTCGTCCATTAATTGTTTTGTGTTGACCACTCGTTTGACTTTACCAAAACAGCCTTCCAATACTAATCTGTGTGTTTTACTTTCAGAAGATTTTAATGTTCCTGTAAAGCCGTGTCTGTAATCACAGTCGGTCAGTTTATGTAATATTGTTGTAAGAGATTTTGCCTGGAAGAGGTGAGCCTCGTCTCCCATCACTACACGAAATTGATTAAACCAACTCTTTGGTTGTTTCACTAATGATTGCCATGTACTAATAACAATAGGAGCTTCTGTAGTTTTATCAACACCACCTTGTATGGTATAAATTTGAGATGAATCACAACCATAGTCAACAAAGTCTCCAGCCATTTGATGGACCAAACCAATTGTAGGTACAATGATTAATGTACGATGTCCAAATGTTTGGAAATAATGTTGCTGTAAAAGATATATGATAAGTGATTTACCCGATGATGTTGGGCTAAGTGATAATGATCGACCTTTTGATATCGCATTTTCAATATATTCAATCTGATAGTCACGAGGAATATATTTACAGTTAATTTCTTTTGCTAATTCTTCTACATAACCTTTTTCAACTTTACCTTCTTTCCATTTTTCTGGTATATTACATGTATATCCACGAGCTTCACAAAATTCTTGTAGGTGAGGTAATAACCCAACATAAAGTACCGGTTTGAATGGACTAAATAAACGAATAATCCCGTCCCAAACACGAGCTTTAAATCTTGGATTGAATTGATAACCTTCTGGTCGGAAGCTGAAATGCTCTGCCAATTCTGTTTTTACAGAAGCATCTGCATTAATACGCATATAAACTGCGTCAACTTTCTCGACTGTAATTATGTCACTCATAATTTAATTGCTAATAAAACAAATATTCCAAATAGTAAAAGGTTTGTAAAGAAAATTAAAACGGCCAAGATGGTATGATACCAAATCCATCTAGTTCTATATGCATTTTCTAATGTTAAATCTTCGGGGTCTGCTTCTTTTTCCATTACCGGTAATCTATGCATAATAGTTTGATCTAAAACATTTTTGCTCAAATCTTGCTCAAACATTTTATTTGCTTGTTTTTGGAATGATCCTTCAAGGAAACTATTCCATTTATTAACTATCCATGTCCACATCAATAATCTCCTGCCTGAAACTTGAGTATGTCTATCATATTCTTGACAACAAAGTTTCTACTGTGTATAGTTTTAATTATATCTTCTAGGTAATTTGCATTTGCTGTGTGAAAGTCAATCGTCAAACTTAATTTAATAATATCAGTATCGGATTGAATGTATTTGTCTAAATCATTTCGAAGGACTTTCAGTTGAAAAGGTTTCCAACCTTGCTCTTTTAAAGTAATCTCGTCCATACTACCATCATAATATTCACGCTTCAATCTTTCAAGCTCTTTATATTCAGCTTTTAATTTTTTAACACGCAATACTTCTCGGTAGTACATATTATAATATTTGCTATGAAGCTCTGGGATGCGCTTACTCTCACGAACTAAATTCGTCTCGTCGATAGGAGCATCTGCTGCCCAAATTTTTGAAATATCATCTGTATTCATAATGTAAATCCTAGTACAATTTTAGTACTATTATAACAGAAATTGTTTTAAATGTCAACCGGCTTTTAAATATTTTCTACTTGAAAAGCACCATATCTAAAAGTTACATCACAAGTTGCGTATGCAATATCCTGTGTATTTACATTCAAGTCGATTGAACCTAATGATGTCGGAAATGCATTTGTAAAAGTAAATTTTAAATTTGGATTTTTATGGCTATTTGTAATGACCACACTAATATCAGATTCTAGCTTTTGAGAAGCTGTATAAGTTTTATGTTGGTCTGTGGTTTCTGGGGATGCAATACCTTCTAGCCATCTCAGTACTTCTTGGTAG